AGTAATTTCCAAATGCCACGATTTAAAGAACCCGCCTGAGGACTCATGTTCGTCATCAAGAAACTTTCGAACTCGACTTGCGGGTCCCATGATAAATCCCCGTCTGGCGCCATATGTCCTTTATCGTAGCCTGTAGCCGCATAATCATCTGGTCTTGCACCGCCTTGTATGAATTGATTGGCTGCAAATGCATTTGTACGTGCTACACACCCTAATGCATTCTGTGGAAGTAATTCGTATGTTACGAACTTTGGTAGTTTAGCGGCTGCATCATACCCAACCAAATATGCTTGTTGACATAATGGTTGAACTCCTGTTGTTTGGGGGAACCCATAGGGTGCATGTACTAGACACTGTTGTACCGGGAAAGGTTGACGTTGAGTCCAAGCAAATACACCACTTGTAGCTAATAAGAATAGCAACCCTGTGATTAATTTACGCATATTTGTCTCCTAAATATGCATATATTTATCTTTGGTTAACGACGGTGATTCATTATCCTACGAATGGCGGACAAATCATCATCACCTTCTTGTACTTTATTCCCTTCCCCGGTGGCAGGCGTTGCGGGGGCAGTTGTAGCTGATGAAGCACTTGGTGCTGTTGGTGCTGTTGGTGATGTGGCTGTAGTCGCGGGTGCAGGTGCTGCCGGAGCAGGTGCGGCCGGTTTAGGTACTGTAGCTGTAGTCGCGGGTGCGGGTGCTGCCGGAGCAGGTGCGGCCGGTTTAGGTGCTGTAGCTGTAGTCGCGGGTGCGGCTGGTTTACCTCCGACAGTAGCCGGAGGATAATCGCTGGCTGTCTTACGGTTACTAGGAGCCACTCCATCTGCATATTGTGTTGGTTTCAAAGTGGCACTAGGCATGTTGTTTGGGTTAACTACACTTTTAGCCATTCCCTGAATATTTGATGCCGCTTGATTAGCATCAAATTTTTCTACTTCATCTGGATTACTAGCATCAATGGTTTGTTGTGCTTGACGCCATTGTTGCTGTTGCTGTGGTGATAATTTTGCGTATTCAGGGTTTTTTGTTGGATCTTGTCCTTTGAACGTTCTAACGTCATTAGCAACACCTTTCATTAATTGAGGTGTAAATTGTTTAATAGCATTACCAGCTTGTTGTGCCAGCTGATTAACGTTTGGTTGTGCTTTCGGTAAATCGTTTATTACGCCTTCTTCTTCTGTTAATCTATTCAGTATAGAAACGTATGCTTTTACATATTTTGAGTCCATTTGTGTTCCTTGGAAGTATGTAGTATTTATGATAAATACTGTATTACGGAACATATCACATGGCATACGCAAACATTCTTATAGGTGACTTACCCAACGACGGCACGGGTGATCCGTTACGAGTTGCATTTGGCAAAATCAACAATAATTTTGCTATTTTAGAGGTAGTAGCTCAACCATCAGGACCAAATGGAGCTTTTCAATTTAAAACAACTTCTAATATAAACGGAGAAATCTCAAATACTATAGCTGGAACTAGTGCTTTAACATTTGATGGTAGCAACGTTACTATAGGGACAAATATAATTCCTACAGCAAATGTTAATATAGGCAGTCCAGCTAATACAATTCAAAATATCTATGTAGGTAATAGTATTAAAGTTGGTGGTGTTATACTAACTGGCACTCCAAATAGTATCAATTATTCTGCTACAGTGAGTGCAGTAGACCTTAAAGCCACAAATAGTCTACAAATTGGGACTACAGTACTAGTTGACACCAGCGCATTCCAAGTAATAACACCAGATAGCTCTATTGACCAACTAATATACCAAATTCCAATGTCTCAAATAAGAACTGTTAGGTTTGAAATAACCTCAGTAGAATCTAATACGCAAAATAGTCAATTTGCAGTAGTAGAAGCTACTAAACAAAACAATAACTCAGGTGTAAAGTATGTTGTATCTGGTACTATATTTGTAGGTACCGTGTTAACAAACTATAGTGTAACAACTACATTTGGACAATTAAAATTTAATGTATCTCCGTTCCTAAATAGCACTATAACTCATAGCGTAGTTGTTAAGATAAATACTTGATATGAGAGCAAACGAATTCATCAACGAGGGAGGTCCTCCCCGCGGTAAAATGAAAAAAGACCATGAAGATGCCACCGGCACTGGTGGAAGTGTAATTGCACGTGATAAAGGTGGATATGACCGAACATATCATCAAAATCGTTTATCAATGGCAATGGCAATGGCAGATGGAAAATCAACCAAAGCAGTAAAAATGGACAAAGCGGGTCCCACAGAGAAATACAATAGCTATCACCCATATACTGATGAAGAACACAACATGGTTCAATCAGCATTAAAAACTATTCCTAGCGAACATCACAAAATGGCTAAACGTGGCAAGAGTAGTGAATCTGATGGAGTTCACAAAATCAGCCCAGTCAGCGGTTTCAAAGGCTTTGGAAAATAATTTGATACACTGTTTTTTGAATAAGTAATTTTATCTTATTCAGGAAAACTATGATTGATATCAACAACACGCTAGACTTAATTAAATTAAAATTCTACAACGAGTGGCTATATACAGCACATATCTATGAGGAAGGTGAAAGTGGTTTCCACCAACAACTTACTAAACAAGTAGTTGAAACTTACATTGACCCATTAAATCTAAGGAAAGATGCACATATCTTAGATTTAGGTTGTGGTCCAGGTTATTTTTTAGATATGATGAAAGAACGTGAGTATACTAATGTCACGGGTGTTACATTAAGTCCAGGTGATATCAAATTATGCGAAAGTAAAGGGCATAAAGTAAAACCATATGACTTGACTTTTCTACCACAAAAAGACGGTTACTATGATGAAAGCGTAGACTTTATCTTCTTGCGTCATGCACTAGAACATAGCCCGTACCCAATCTTTTCATTAATGGAATATAATCGTATTCTTAAACAGGGTGGAAAAATTTACATTGAAGTTCCTGCTCCGGACTGCGACCGCAAGCATGAAACTAACTTAAATCACTATTCAATCTTTGGTGCTACACAATTGGCAGCATTAATTGATAGAACAGGATTCTCCATCAATGCATTCAATACACTAGAATTTGATTTAGCAATCGGTGTAGATGAAGAAGGTAACAAAGTAGAAGTTAAAGAAAAATACTATTGCATTGTTGCTACTAAAGCCCGTCCCCTAGATATCAAATAATCTGATAAATACATCATATGTTTGATGTATGGAAACAAGCTAAAATAATGAACGGATTTGACAAGCTCAAATCTGTTCCATCACGTCAAGAAAACGTTGACACTACCCTAGAAGATTTAAAGAAACTTAGTGGAATTACTCCGCAAGTTATTGGTGAAGAAATCAATATTAGCGTTACCGGTACTGACAAGGCTAGACTAATGCGTGAACACAATATACAACCCGGAACTCCTGAATGGTTTCAGCTATGGTTCAGTAAACCATATTTGACTGGCGAAAAGCCTGTAGGAAAATAACATGGCACTAAACGGGATATCAACATTAATGATAGCGAGCGGAACCACCCTCACAAAAAATATCAATCCACCCCATTCTAATACTGAAATTGTTGCTCCTTTCTCAGCTATTTGGAGTTTAAATTATACAGGTGCCTTAGGGGCAATAAACAATGTCTCATACAAATTATATGTAACATCGTTGGGAATAGGCTCTGCCGTCACATTGACCAGTCATCAAACAGGTGATTTTGCAGTAACAGCAGGCAACTTCTTGTATGATGAATATGGAACCAGCATTGGCATCATCAAGGGCAACACCACAATAGACAATTACATGGCCAAGGCCGCGGCTGTTTGTGGTTCATTGAATGCCACTATAATAACTGCCGCAACATACAAAGGCACATGGAACGCTTTTACTAACACTCCCACACTGACTGATGGTGTTGGTACCTTGGGAGATGCTTACGATACAACAGTTGCTGGAACCAGCGGCGCCTTTCCTGCGTATGGCGAACAAGACTGGCGCATCTATGACGGCTCTGTTTGGCAAAGAGTTGCTAAAACAACCGCAACACAATGGACCATAACACCAGCTACCGGTGGACTAGCAGACAAAGAAGCAAGGCAAAATGCTAAACTGTCAAAAGCAGAGGCTAAGCGTCAAGGAAAAACAGTTGCAGGAGATGGAACGATAACTGGTTCAAAAGATAATACTAAACTATATTATCGTGAAGCAAATAATGTAGATACAACTCTATTACCTACAGTATATATAGGTAATGTTGTTACTACCCAATCTCATCCTGATGGATTGATTGAAGGTCGTCCTTGGATATACTCTATTGTTACTTCAGGATTACTACTACAATTAGATGCAGGTGATTCGGCAAGTTATCCTGGTTCAGGTACTACCTGGACGGACCTTAGCACATATCAAAACGACGCCACTTTGACCAACGGTCCATCTTTTATTAGTTCTGGTTCTGCTAGTTATTTGAGTTTTAATGGTACTAATCAATTTGCTCCCGTAACAACATCTAAAATGAATGTTACCTACACAGGTAAGACTACAATGTTTGCAATTAGAACTGTCAATGCCAACACCGGCAATGCCATTTATCGTAACTTGTTTGGTGGTAGCACCGCCGCTCGTAACTTCAATACCTACATGTATCATATATCAGGAACTACTTGGAGACTGCATCTCAGCACCGGACCTGCATCTCCGTGGGCGTACTCGGCATCCTCATCTTTCACGGTGACAGATAACCAGTGGATAGTTGTAGCCGCAACACAAACCACCGATGGGGTAGTAACTTATTATGTCAATGGACAACCGATAGGCACACCAAATACTGGCGTAACATTTTATCAATTTATAAACAGTGGAATAGAAGCAGTAGCACGGTCAGACAACTATTGGCGCGGTGACATTGGCTCAGTTGCTATTTACGGGCAAGCATTAAACGCAAGCCAGATTCAACAAAACTTCAACGCATTACGCGGCAGATACGGATTATAAATAATTAATACATTTGGGATTTGTTCTCACTAAATAAACACATGAGCGGAACCCCTTCACTAGTTAAAACACCTTATGTAAAAACTACATTCAATACAGATAAAGAATTAGATGACTTTATCAAATGTAGTGATCCTAACACAGGTTATCTATACTTCATGGATAACTTCTTTTACATACAGCACCCAACACGCGGTAGCATGTTGTATCACCCATGGGACTTTCAAGAAAAACTAATACACACTTATCATAACTATCGTTTCAGTATTAGTTTAATGGCACGACAAACTGGTAAGTCTACCAGTGCAGCCGGTTATCTACTATGGTATGCAATGTTTGTACCAGACAGTACAATTCTTATTGCGGCGCACAAATATGCAGGGGCTCAGGAGATTATGCAACGTATTCGTTATGCATACGAGAACTGCCCTAATCATATTAAAGCTGGTGTCACTACATACAACAAAGGCTCATTAGACTTTGACAATGGTAGTCGTATTATAAGTGCTACAACAACAGAAAATACAGGTCGTGGTTTATCTATCTCATTGTTATACCTTGACGAGTTTGCATTCGTAAGACCTACTATTGCAAAAGAGTTTTGGACATCTATCACACCTACATTATCAACTGGTGGTAAAGCTATTATCACTTCAACTCCAAACAGTGACGAAGACCAATTTGCTGTGATTTGGAAGGGTGCTAACAAAACAGAAGATGAATATGGTAATCAAACTGAACTAGGTATTAATGGCTTCCGTGCATATAAAGCAACTTGGCATGCACACCCTGATCGTGATGAAGAATGGGCTAGAGAGATACAAGCACAGTTAGGTGAAGATAGATTCCGTCGTGAAATGAATTGTGAGTTTATTATTGCTGATGAAACTCTTATTAATGCAAGCACATTAATTGATTTAGAAGGTGTAGAACCACAATTCAGACAAGGACAAATTCGTTGGTACGAGAAACCAGTAAAAGGTCATACTTACATTGTA